ACTCCTACGTCCAAACGAGGAAAATCCATGCCCCAAAGAAAAAGAACCCCAGGGCTTCCCTTTCTTATTAGCGCCCAGACAGTCGGCGCTCAACACGCCCACCTCAATTTCATCCGTGAGTACGGCTACAACGAAGGGAATCGCATTTTCCTCCAGAAGGCCGAGGAGAGAGGCCAAGGCTCCACGATCCGCCAGAAGGTCAACAGCGTTTACAAGAAGGGAGCAAGGCTCAGTTAATGCCAAGAGGAAAACCGAATCCTCGACGCATCAACGCCAAGCTCTGCTTCGGCCCTTCCCACGAGAACCCCACCTGGAAGAACATCACCGATTTCAACATCGTCAAGGGCCGACGCTGGTACGAGTGTAAATCGTGTCACGCCCACAGGCGCAAAACGCGGACGAATTACAGCCGTGTCCCGTTCGAGCGGGTCGGCTTCGCGATTACAGAACTCGTCAACCGGCTGGGGAAGGCCGAGGCATCACGCCGCATCGGCATCTCCAAGCAGCAGATTTCACATTACTGCAATCACGACCCTCGCTGGATCCGCAAGCAGACGGCCGTCAAGATCCTTCGAGCGCTCTCTGCTCTCAGAGCCACGGAAGAAGTCAGGCACAAAGACTCCATCCATGCAGGAGCCTACCTGCGAGGCATCCCCGAGAAGAAGGTGACTGCCAGAGTCCACCTCTACAAGCGGGACGGGGACGAGCAGAACTGGAAGCGCACCGCGAACAGGCGAATTTCAGTGGGGGTCAAGAACCCCACGGCGGCGAGAGGGTAAGCTCTCCTGGTCTGTCCTTCGTCTCCTCGCCGTTGGGCCGACACTTCGGGCTGAGAGATGGGGCCGGGGGTGAAAATCCCCGGCTCCGTTTTCGATAGGCTCGATCCTTCGTGCCCGTCTCCGCCCGCAAAGCCAGAGGGTCTTCTCCTCCTCCCAGGAGAGCAGACAACCTGGGAGCACTGAAATCACTCGCCAGGCCGGATGTCTGGGCTGCTCGTATGGAACTGAAAGTGGACGGGAAGCCTTTTAGCCTGAAGGGCCGGGAGTACGTCCGTGACGTGATCCGGGACTACTCCCAGGAGATTGTAATCCCGAAGGCGGCGCAGATGTCGTTTACGGTCACGTTCCTCACCAAGTCCCTGCACAACGTGATCGAGCGGCGTCTGAACGGGCTTTACCTCCTTCCGGTGAAAACGGGAGCGATCCCGTTCGTCCAGGCGCGCATCGATCCGGTGATCGAGTCCAACGACGGACTCTCGGCCCAGTTCTCCTCGGTAGACAACCGTCTGCACAAGCAGACTGTAAACGGGGTCAACCTCTACATTCGCGGCACGAACATCCTGCGCGAGCTTCAGGAGATCCCGGTCGATTTCGAGATCTGGGACGAGCGCGACCACATGATCGAGGAGAACCTCTCCGACGCCCGTCACCGCATGGACGGCTCCGTTTTCAAGCGGCTCATCATTCTCGGCACTCCGACCGTCGAGGGCTACGGCGTCTACGCGGACGACGGCTGGGACTACAGCGATCAGCACCGCTGGGAAATACCCTGCCCACGCTGCGGGCGTTTTCAAGTCCTGAATTTCAACGATCCCTCGCTCTCCTACTCGAACCTGAAGCTGGGGGACTCGGCCGACAACTGCTCGCTCGAATGCGCGTACTGCCGCCACGTTTTCACCGACGCAGAGCGTCCCCACCTGAACGCGGACGGCCGCTGGCAGCCGTACAACCTCGGCGGGATGATCCGGGGCTACCACATCAACCAGTTCAACTCGCCCACTCAGCCCTTGCGAGAGATCATGTCCGACTTTTTCAAGGGGCGGAAGGAAAACCGGAAGCTGCGCTCGTTCTGGAACCAGAACATGGGCCGCGCTTTCACCGCCGCAGGCGACCGGATTACACCCGAACTCCTGGACAAGTGCCGCCAGGGCGGCTACACGATGGGCGGACTGCCGAACTCGTCCCTCTCACTCGGGATCGACATCGGCACCACGATTCATTGTTGGTGCTGGCACTTCTCCCCCTCGAAGCAGAAAATGCTGTGGCAACTGAAGCTTTTCTCGAACTGGCTCGATCTGGAGAAATTCCTCGGTTCGCTCACCTCGTGGGTCGGTGTGATCGATGCTCACCCCGAAAAGAGCCGGGCGCACGATCTGGCGCTCAAGTACCACGGGCGACTGTGGCTGGGCTTCTCCGAAGACCGCCCTGCCGCTCACGAGGTGGCGAATTTCAGCACGCTCAAGGTCGGTGAGCCTGGGTACGTGCAGATCGACAAGACGATGGCCCTGGACAATTTCATCCAGGACATGCTCAACGGCGGCGTCGTCTTCCCTTCCGATGCGAGGGAACTCGGAGAGGAGATGCCCCGCAAGCCGTACAACGGGATGTACCACCAACTCACGCAGATGGTCAGGGTCGAAGAGGAAAATGCGCGCGGGAACATCGTCGCCCGCTGGAAGAAGAACCGCAACGCAGACCACTGGCACCACGCCGGGATGTTCGCGACCGTGGCCGCGATCCAGTCGCCGCAACTCACGATCCCTGCCTCCCTCGCCGCTGCGATGAACCACTCACTGATCGGGAGCATGTGAAAATGGCTGAAATCAGGACACCGGAGGACAGGGCCGAGAAGAGGAGCCAGGAGATCTCCCGAATTCGGCGCAAGTACCGCAAGAACGTCAGGATCGGAAGGAAAATCCTCCCGGGTGAGGCGAAGCACGTCGAGGACATGGTGATCGTCCTCCGGCTCGCCGGGTACAACACCACCCAGATCGCCCGCTCCATCGGCCTCTCGCTCGATCAAGTGAAATCCTTCCTGGAATCGCCCAGGGTCACGGAGAGGATCGTGGATCTGCGGAATTCACTTTCCCAGGCCGCGCTGGAATTGCTCCAGGGCTACATGATCGAGGCGATCCACACCATCGTTGACATCATGCGGATGTCCAGCGAGGACAAGCTCGTGCTCCAGGCAGCGGGTGAAATCCTCGACAGGGCCGGAATCGTCAAAGCCTCCCGCCAGGAGCGGCTCCAGGTCAACGAGCAGCGGACGGTTTTCACGGACGACGGCATTGTCGAGAAGCTCCGTGAGGCGTCTCCGGAAGTTCAGGAGCAGGCCGCGCAGTTGATCGAGCAGATGGAGAGCCTGCTCACCGTCCAGGGCAAGCCGAAGAAAAAGGCTGTTGGTGAGTAACGGTTTTCAGAACGTCCTCGGAATTCCCCCAGTCAAGAAGAAGGGTCAGATCCTCGGCTCGACGGATTTCGGTGCCGAGTGGGTCGATCAGCAGGGGCAGATTCTCAGTTCGCAATGGAACTGGACGACTTCCACGACGGGTGCAAATGCGAGACAGGCCGGGATCAACACCGCCTCGTGGGCGACGGCCACTCAGGTAAACGTCGCGAAGCAAAACGGGGCCAACACAGACGTGTCGAGTGTTCTCGCGTCGCTTGCGACGGATGACAAGATCCTTCTTCAGACAGCGGGGGACGCGAGCAATTCCGGAGAATACCGGGTAACCGGGCCTGGAGTCGATCATGGCACGTATTTTTCATTTCCGGTTGTAAACCTTACAGCCTCGGGCACGCTTCCGGGTAACAACCAGAACACGGCCGTCGTGTTTTCAGTTGGTGGCACCGGCGGCAACGGAAGCGGAAGCGTGGATCTCTCGGCGTATCAGTTGAAATCCGAGAAGGGTCAGCCGAACGGCTACGTCGGCTACGACGGCTCCAAGAACATCGCGGGCATCCCCGGCTACTTCGCCCGGACTGGAGTCGGCACGATTGCATTTGCAACTGCCGACGTGGGCGATATCGCCAACCGTTGGCTCATGGACAACAACGGGAAAATGAACTGGGGGATCGGAAGCACAGCCGCCGACACCACCCTCTACCGGCGGGGCGCAGGCGTGCTCCAGACGGACGGCAGCTTTTACCTCAACTCTGCCGGTGCCTATCTCGGAGTGCTTCAACCCGCAGACGCGGCCCTACGTTGGAGTGCTCGCTTCGACGGGATGCTCCAGTG